CCTCCCATAAATTCCTCCCATAAATTCCTCCCATAAATTCCTCCCATAAATTCCTCCCATAAATTCCTCCCATAAATTCCTCCCATAAATTCCTCCCATAAATTCCTCCCATAAATTCCTCCCATAATGCCCTACACCATTATCTTTTTTGCTACTCGGGTCCAAGGTTCTCCACATAATTATTGTATTCTTCATATATCTTGACAACAAGCACACTCTGGGTGAAAACTCATTCGTTCACCAGTGTAAAAAGTGATGAACTATGAAAGCGGAAAGTCCGATGAATACGTCAACAGCTAAAAACATCCAAGCAAATTCATTTTGCATTATTGCATTATAAGCAAACAAAAAATACAGAAGCGAATGGATTGGTCTTAAATTATTCCACCAGATTTTTCCTCCTGCTTCTATACCATAATCCCGAGAACCTGTTACATATATATACATCATTCCTATTGCAGGTAATAAACAGACATATCCCATATAAGGTAAATTATCATTATCTATTGTTTTCGCTATATATGCCAATAATACACGACTTCCTATACAACCCAATAAAAATAATACATATCTTTCTGATTTTCCTAATCCCATCTATATATTATATCATCTCTTTTTTTCTAACCCCTTCACACCCACAACACACAACACCTTCTTCCTTTTTCACCCACCCTAGATTTCATCGATATTCACTTCCTCTTCTTTTACCCTTTCTACTTCCACTACTTCCACATATTCATCACTCTCTTCTCCATATTCCCACCCTTCTCCTCCTACTTCACCACCACCACCACCACCACCCAACACTATTCCTTCTGACTTCAACTCTAACACCTCTCTCTCTTCATACACACACAGCAAATCCACATTCTCTCCTGAACTCTCATACGAACGCAATCCACTTAAACACCACACTCCCAACAACACCTCATTCCCACGACGACCACGACCACCCCTATACTTTCCTCTTATATCTGTATTTACCTCACATCTGAATAATAATTTGTATAATATGTCATATACACTATACAAACTCACTATGTTTTACTTTGCCATTTCACATTCCCACATATGCTTACTCCACTCCTTCAATCTCAATTTCACATTTGGTATTTGTGAAAGCTCCTTATTATATTCATCCATATCCATCTTATCTTCTTCATCGCAGCCGTTTACACCATTCAAATAATACCTCCATACTTTATTATATTTATTTTCATCCACACGTGTCATTTCCTTATTTAATCCAACCCGCTCTTCCACATACGTATACATTTGAGAAATATGTTTGATAAGGTCTTCTTTGGGTCTCTCCTTAGCACCCTTCCAGAGCATATTTTTTTTATGTTGACGCTTTTCTTGTTCTTCATTCAATACAATATCTACAATACGCCTGCATTCCGTATGATTAATCAAATTCAAATATTCATTAAAATCAATAGTATTATCATCGTTCACCAGTCTATTCTTATATTTACTCATCAATACATTATATATGCGATCATCAATAATATATTGTCGCTCAATAAAATCATTTCCAAAAATATAACACAATAGCACATAGTCCTTTATACGCGTTTCATCATCCGTTCCCATACCCTTCAAAATGAGAATAGACAAATATTTTATATCCATCGCGTAAATCTCATCTTTTGTATCATAATCCGTGCGAATAAATTGCTTCATAAAATGCTCTATTTCACGACATACGTGTAAAGACTTGCATCTATGATGGACCAATAATGACAACATAATCAAATCCGAATCCAAACCATATATCAATACATTCTTTTCGGAAAAGTCATTCACACGAATATAATCCATAATCTTATGCTCTCCTTCTCCACACTCTTTCGGAGACGAACAAACAAAATCTAGATATTTCCCCTTACCACTATAATTGTCAAAAAAATCATCTATTCTCGCAGTAAACTTATCCATAAATGGCTTTCCCAGCGTAATATTGTTCCTATCCCAATATGTAACAGGTGTCCTCAAAATATGCTGTAACGCACGTCGTTTCAGTTGCTGCTTGACCTTGCCGCGAGGCGGAATCCCGTCAAATGATATATAGACCCTCTCTGTCGGTTGAATCAATTCAATATAATAGACAATTTTTTGTATCACACGCTCAATCAGCTCATCATCGATGACACCAACAAATCCCTCTTTTTCCATACAGCTTAACGTATCATAAATGATTGAATTTGCGTCAAAGCATAGCACATGGATTTTATTATCAGTATGAATAAAAAAATCCAACCCCTTCATCACATTTTTATACTTACGAATGGTGTGTGTGTAAAATTTTGGAATTCCCATTAAATATAATGATTGTATATATTTATATTATTTGTATAAATATATAATGCAAGCCAAAAATTTCATATACAACTTTGAGTGCAAAAACATCGATAATTACAAACAATACTTTAATAACCAGATCAATAAAGTAACGCGGATTATCACAAATACTATCATTTCTCTGAAATGTAAGAAAAATCAAAAAATATTTAGTGAGAACGACCAAAATATATCTGTAAAAGTCCTCAACGAATTATTTGTAAACCTTATGAATATGCAGTCAAATATCAATACATTATCATTTGAAGATTGCAATACCATATTCAAAACAACCATATCCAAATTATCAATCATTTTGACTACTTTCGGAACACTGCATATGGAAGATCTTGTATATATTTTATGGAACGGCAGTTGTGATACCCCAGGAAATCAATATCAAGAAGGGAAGAAACAATTGATTTTTAATTTCATATCTCCAATTGCGTGTATCATGTATAATGATATACCCAAAAATATAAACAATGGAAATATAGACAAACTATCAAACGACAACGATTTAAAAAAGCAGAATCTACCCAACCTTGAATGTTGTGACATAATGGATTCGGATAATTTTGTGATAGACATAAATGGAATATATATCACATTATACAATTCAAGCCTAAACCAAGCATTAGTAATAAAAGGGTTCGCGAACCAAATAGACATAGACCATATAAACAATATATATATCCAACAATACGTGAATGATTTTGACAATTATTTTAAACACAGCGAAGACAAAATAAAGAGCGTTTCAGGAAATTTGATTGATTTTATGACATTAAAGGATATTCTTATATATAACATCAACGATCAAGAAAAACACGTCATGTCAATCATTAATCAAATTAATGTAATCAAACGCAACAAAATACAGGCAAATATTGACAAATTCAACGAATATTCATTAAGCGGAAGAAGAAAAATGTTACTGAATATGTTGCTATATGGAAAAGATAACCTTGTTTATTTCATTGCAAATATGTTATATGAAATTATCAGTATGAATTCCGACGATAAATCTCCACAAAACGATTTATTAACAGACAGTTTTACATGGAAAATGAAGCAACTGTTAAAAGATTGTGCGAAATGTAGTATCAATTACAATAATGATATGCGAAAAAAATACGATACAAACGATATATCATTAGAGCATCAAATATATTTATTACAAGTGAATGAAAAAGTAAAAGAAAAGGCACTTGCGAAATACAAAGAAGTCAAATCGAAGAATGATGATTCAAATTCAAAGGCGAAACAATATTTAGAGGCATTAGTGAAAATACCATTCAATATTATTAAAGAAGAGAAAGTGTTAACGCTCATCAAGGATATTAATGATGATATTAACCAAGTATTTACAATTTGCGACAACATCAAAATTCTCGAAAATGAAAGCAAGAACAGGAAAAAAACGTATACAAAATATGAGATCAATACTATATTGAATAGTATTTCGGGAACCTATAAAGAGTTGTATTTCAATATATTCAAAAACAAACTTCAAACATTACAAACAAAACAGATTGATAAAATCTTGACACATTGCAATCCTGTATTTGAAAACAAAGTATACAAAACAGATAACAAAAAGAATAAAATTAAGAATATTATTGCCAATATTGAAAACAATAAAAGCATTATAAGTAATGTAGAAGAGACATATAATGAATATAATTTCATCAATATGCATACCAAAATTAATAATATATCCAAAAAAGCATTAAAATTAGACGAAGGAATACGAGATATTGAAAATGTATTGGAAAACTGTGTATACGGACATAGTGGTGTAAAAAAACAAATATTCAAGGTAATCGCACAGTGGATAAACGGAGAGCAAAATGGATATTGTTTCGGATTCGAAGGAAGTCCAGGTGTAGGAAAAACATCGCTTGCGAAGAAAGGGATTAGTAAATGTTTAGTAGATGATGACGGTAATGAACGACCATTTTCATTTATAGCATTAGGTGGTTCATCAAACGGTTCATATTTAGAAGGTCATGGATACACGTATATGAATTCAAATTGGGGAAAAATCGTCGATGTATTAATGGAATCCAAATGTATGAACCCGATCATATATATTGATGAACTGGATAAGGTAAGTGGAACAGAACAAGGAAAAGAGATCATAGGGATATTAACGCACTTAATTGATAAATCGCAAAATAGTTGCTTTCAAGACCGCTATTTTACAGGGGTTGATATTGATTTATCCAAAGTATTATTTGTGTTCTCGTATAATGATCCGTCTAAGATTGACAGTATATTATTAGACCGTATTCATAGGATAAAATTTGATAATCTTTCAACGGAAGAAAAGGTTGTAATTACAAAGAAATACATTATTCCTGAATTGACAAGTGAAATGAACTTACATAATGTGATTACAATTGATGATAGCGTCATTGAATATATAATAGAAAATTATACGAATGAGCCGGGGGTTCGCAAACTCAAAGAATTATTCTTTGATATATATGGGGATATCAATATACAACTACTATTATGTAAAGACAAATTGAATATTCCTATTGATCTTACGATTGACTTATTAGACAATAAATACCTCAAGAAATACCACAAAATAACACATATGAAAATAAATACAATAAATGAGATTGGAACAATAAATGGATTATGGGCGAACAGCTATGGGAATGGTGGCATTATTCCAATCCAAACAACTTTTTTTCCGAGCAGCGTATTTTTGGAATATAAATTAACTGGGCTTCAAGGAGATGTAATGAAAGAAAGTATGAATGTTGCCAAAACGCTCGCGTGGTCTATTACCAACAGCAAGGTCCAAAAAAAATTACTCAAACAATTTGAAACGTCAAAACAACAAGGTATACACGTCCATTGTCCCGATGGTAGTATAAGTAAAGACGGTCCATCCGCCGGAACGGCAATTACGGTGGCATTATTTAGTTTATTCAATTCTAAGGAATTACCCAATACGTGTGGTATAACGGGAGAAATTACACTTAATGGCACAGTTACAGCAATTGGTGGACTATATGAAAAAATCACAGGTGGAATAATTGCGGGTATAGAAACATTCATCATACCACATGACAATATTAGACAGTTCGAACAAGTGAAACAAAAATACTTGCAAAAAAATATTAATATATATGACAAGGCGTGTTTTCATTTTGTAAAGAATATACACGAAGTATTGAATATACTCAAAATATAAAATGTGATATTAATTTATATAAATAATATCATGAAGATTACTATATTTTCCGTTGGATATCTATTTTTACGTTTAGCACCATTTATAATCGTATCATTTTTCTCTCTTGCGTCATTTTTTAATCAAGATTTCAAGGGAATTATCTATCTAGCTGGTTTGATAGGTGCTTGTTTTATTACTTCTTTGTTTGGTAATATGCTTGGATATGAAGGTTCAAACGGCGACGAAAATGGTATATGTAATACATTTGAACTAGGAGATATGGGTGAATTCAGTAAATTACCATTAGGACAAACAGTATATGGATTTACCTATGCTTATTTAATGTATATAATTGTTGGGAATAACTATGTAGTCAGTAATATACCTACTATTGTATTCTTCCCGTTAATTTCACTATTTGATATGAGTTGGAATATATCCAATACGTGTTATGATGCCAGTTCATTAATTATTTCGCTTACTATTGGAACTATTCTTGGTTTGGCATGGGCTGCTATCATAGACTCTTCTGGCGTTACCAAATTACAATATTTTAATGGTATTTCCGGGAATGATGTATGTGAGCGACCATCCAAAACTACATTCCGTTGTAAATTATACAAAAACGGAAAACTAATATCCGAAAATATGGCTGCATAAAGTTATAATATAATGACATATATTATAATTTGTTATTTAAGTAGCAAAATAATGTAAATTTGTTTTGAACCAATTTGATAAATTAGATACCAACTTTTTCCTATTTGCTGTTTCAACCATATAACGGACAGCACCATTCATATGGTAATTACGTATAAAGTTATTGTATGATTGTATTAAATTGGCATTTGAATATGTTGTATCTAAATCTGTGATTTTGAATTGTGGATAACTTTTGCGTTGATTTACAGTATTATGAAAATCAAACAACATTTTTTTTAGACCTTGTTTTGTAGTTATATTATTGAAGTTCACATTCTTCATATATTGTCGTGCATGGTTCGCGCATATAGGACAAGGCAAATTATGACATATTCGAATAATAAAATCATATAATTGTGTCTTCAAAGTGTCAAAATGTTCTTCATTCACTTTTTCAGCTAGGGTATGTAAAAAAATCCATGTAGGTCGCCCCCAATATTGTTTTTCGTTAACAGGTGCTTGTCTATAATTTGTAGGTCGAGTTTGTTGTGGCAAAGGAATACCAAGACGTCGCGTTGGGCGTCCTCGATTTATATTTGAATTATTATTTGTATTATTATTGATATTAAATAACATTTTTGTCATTAATTATATTATATCAGTATATAAATATAATTACAATATTATTTTAATGGATAAACAAGTTTTAGCACAACACGTAAAAAAATGGATTGATTTTGATAACAAAATTAAAGCATCTCAAAAAATACAACAACAATTAAAAAAAGAAAAGAAGGTGATTACCGATTCCCTTGTTGAAATAATGCGAGAAGCAGAAATAGACTCATTAAACGTGAGTGATGGAAATATTAATTATGTGAAACGCGATGTTAAAAAACCAATTACCAAAAAATATTTATTGGATGTGTTGTCACAATATTATGACGGTGATATAGAGAAGGTTAGTAATTTGAATTCATTTATAATGGATAACCGTGAAACTATTACACGCGAAAGTATAGAACGAGTTATGCATAAATAGTTAAGATGTTACAATACCTGTAATACTACTAAACTTACCAATAATCCGAGGCATATTCACCTTATTTATGATATCTTCATTATCATAAACGTTATTGAGGTCATCTACGTGATACACAATTCCATTTACATCTTCAACACGTAAAGATATTGATACCGTATTTTTTGTATTTTCCATATTTGTAATAATACCATATGGGCGATTTTTGACGTGTGTTCCGCAATACTCATTTTCATCTTTGCGTCTACGTGTGCATTGTTCGCCATTCGCACGACACGCAATACACCTATCATTAACAGGTAACACATTCTTGACACGCTTTCTTTTCGTAATATTTTCTTTTGTAATCTCCAATTTGTTATAATTGTAAAGGAACTCCATCAATGTTGTCTTGTAATCTTTATGAATATCCAAGTTATTAATCAAAGAGCGCATATCATCTTTGAATTGTGTAAAATATGTTTCAACAATACGATTTACACGATTTTCCATTTGTATGCAGGGTATATTATTATATAAAAAAATGATAATATAGCGTTTTCTTTCAATTTTATGTAAACATCTTTTGAATCTTCTTATATACATCGATAATATCATTCGAACACGATTTCAAATGACCTCGGATATGATTTTTATCTACGCTCTGATGGTAAGATAAACGAATAATTGAGTCGTCGCTATGTGGATGAAACTTTTTAAAACCACAATAGGATAATTGTTTCTCTTTTTCAAAATATTTCGTATACAAAATGTGTTCTAATAGTTTTCCCATGGTGTAATCTTCTCCTTCCAATACAATATCATAACTGTTTTCCATTGTTGTTTCGCCAATATTGATTGGCACGCTATCTCCGTCGATAGTTTCAATAAATTTTGTGAATTTATCAATAAGTGCTACACAAGAAGTATATACCAATCGCTTATTTGTGTAAATGCCGATGCTTTTCAACTTAAAATCAAAACTATTTTCAACATATTCGCGCTGTGCGTCAAGCAAATAGAAGTTTCGCTTTTCAAATTCGATTTCTTCTTGTGTTTGTCCTTCCCCTTTCATTTTATTCTCGATTGCTTCCCATTTTGAACGAGCCTTGTCTGTATCAATCGTATTTCCATACGAACACAAAGAGGTTACATTATACATACTGTTTTCTTTTGCCATACTTGTTGAAAACTCGCATTCCAAGTCAATCTCTTCACCTGGAATAGCGCTTGTAATTTGTGGACGAAGACGGAGAAACAATATATAATCATTTGTAATGTCATTCGGTGGGAATATTTTCTTCACTTCCTCTTGTGACATATATGTGCCACTTTCCTTATCCTTGATTTTAAAATGTTCGGTTGTTACATCCATCATCATATTTGTATTGTTTTTCATTTTCAACTCCAAAACATATTTTCCAGGAAGCATCTCCAAATTTGTTTCGTTGATGGGTACACACGCCAATCGCTGTTTTACAATTTCATTATGAAAGCGACTAGTATTTTTTATAATAGTACATTTATTTTCTTCATGCTTTTCCGTAATAAACGCATTCACGGGAATTTCAGAATACAACGTCCGACGTATTCCATTCACAAACGATACGTGGCATCCTTGAATTGTGAATTCAAGAATATTATCGTTTTCAACAATTTTACTGATTTCAGGTTCCATACTTAATATACTATTACATTTCTTTCTAAATATATTTTGTTTCAATTTTTACATATCAACTACAATATTGTTATGTAAATTTATATCATCATCAATCCAATTAATACGAATGATAAAACAATAGGGAATAATACTAAGAACCAGGATACGCTAGGAGCACCAGCGTCGCATATTAAGTTCAATACCCAAGTCCAGAATAATACGTATAATAATTGAATAATTAATACCAAAGTTGTGCTAGGAACATCACAGCTCATATAACCTAAGCAATATTTATCTACATTTCCATAATTTTGGAATGCAATTACAATTAACCCGATGACAGATAATATCAAGTATAAATGTGCCGGGGTACATAAATTTTTCAATCCGCGAATTTGTGCCATCTCTATTATACATTATATCAACAAAAAATATGATGTATATTTCATTTTGTTGAGATTCATTATTCCCATATTTTATTCAATATCTACGTGTGTTAACATATGTCGTCTGCAACACATGTTGGAAATTTTCAATTCGTCTAAAACCATCCCTTCATGTGTTTTTTTCGTATTGTCCTTTGTTAAATAGATGACTTTTTTGATATTGTTTCCGCCGTTTTCTTGGACTTTGCGCTGTCTAACTTGCGTTTGATAATATCTATATTTGTCGGCCAAAATATTACCACACGTAAAGCATTTAATCGGTATAATCATATTTATATATTATATGATATTATTATATAATACATTTAATTCAATTTTTATGAAACAAATAACATATTGGTGGTTTCTTATTGTAATTTTATTTCTATTATCTGCATATTTACATTCTAAAGACCTTATTCGCGAAGGGAATAAAGGAGATGTTTCATATGAACCAGATGACTTGGATATTGAGTATCATATTAGTATTGACGATTTAATAGAACAAGACCAAATTCGGGGAGTAACGCGCGTAGTTGATAGTGATGGTAATCTAATTGATCTTAGTGGAAATTTTGAAAAAACACCTATATACTATCAATCCGAAGACAAACATAAATATAGTTTGGTAAATTATATTCCTGATTATGAGGACACTATGTATTTAAGCAAAACCCACGGCGTATTTACACAACAAAAAGTCAATAACAATGATACCGTGGAAACCAAGGATGAACCAGAAGCTGACGCCGAAGAAACACCAGATTTAACAGATTATAACCCTTATTACAAAGATAATATGTATGTAACCAAACCATATGATGTTTTCATACACAATGGAAATCGTGTAGAAATAGAACGGGGCGTTGAAACAGAATTGAAACAAAAATATGGTAAAGATGTGACTACATTGATGTCAGAGCGTGTGGAACAACGAGAACAAAATGATTTAGAAAACGCATAATTATTTTACTCTATATTTACCACTCAACGTCTTAACTTTCTTCTGTTTTAAATCAATATTATTGCTATGTAAATCATTATGACATTTTTTACATAGTGTCATCAAATTTGCTGGATGATTTTTTGGGAAGTGATCGATGAATCCATTATCGTCTGCCAAATGTTGTTCGCTCAAATGATGAATATCTACCCCAATATCTCCACATTTTTCGCATTTGCCTTTTACCTTTTTAGAGTTGTATGATGAAGTAGTTGAACTCAATAATCCTTGTGTCGTTGGAAAATGTTTTTTACGGATATGAAAAGCACGTTCTATGAAACTGTCTTCCAAATGAAGCGATTTACACACTTCTAATCCATAGCATGATGGACCCGAGCCATCCTTTATCTTCCTATCATATACAATATCATCTATTTCATTATCATATGAAACTGTCATATGCTTGCAATGGGTTCGCGTAAGACAATCTAATTCTTCACAACCCACAATCTCGTGTAAATGTGTCGCAAAAATGTGAGACGCACCACTATCGTGTATTTTTTCAATACTTGCCAAAAATATACTTATTGCTGATTCTTGTTCGGTTCCAGAACATAACTCATCTCCTAATATCAACGTATTTTCGTCCACGTTATTTAATATGGTTCGCAATTCTGACATTTCTGAACCAAAGGTGGATAAGCCCTTGAAAAGATTGTCGTTGCCGATAATACGTGAATAGATAGCAGTATATGGTTGATAGACCATCTTTTTACACGGCACATACATTCCTGATTGGGCGATAATAACACATAATCCAATTGAACGAATAATACTGGTTTTACCCACAGCATTTGTTCCAAACAATAAAATACCATCTGTCTCTCCATCCCCAAGACTAATATCATTCGGTACATATATTTCTTGTGTATTTATTTGTTCGATTAAACAGTGTCGCATATCTGTAATATTTACAAATGATTTTTCACCATCATCCGAAGATAATTGAGGAAGAGAATAGTTGTATTCCACACAATTGTAAATACGACATTGAAGAACATCCAGTTTCGAAACACAATTAGATATACTTCGTATCAAGTCACAATACGTATGTGCGAATTCTGTCAAATGTGAATCCATTAATTTCTTTATCAATTCAAAACCTTGTTCTCGCAATTCTAATATGCTATCTACACATGTCTTTATTTTTGGATGTTTCACTTCATTTGATGTAGTTGTAGATTTTTCAAACTTGATTAAAGACAAATCCAATAATGTTTGTTTCTTTTCCTTTAACAGTGCCTTCTCAGCTATTTTGGTTCGCGCTTTTGTGATAATAATAGAGTTCCACGTTTTCTCTTTCTTATGAATAGTGAAATAATTCGAGACATTTTCGTGTTTCGCAAGAACATTATTCAACATACTCTGAACGTTATAAAAAAAATCTACGTTGTCTGTGTATTTCTTATATATAGTATCAAAAAGCGAGTCCACGTTTGCATTTAATATATTATCATCAATTGAGTTAAAATTATTCGTCTCGCATTTGCTAATATCAAATACAGTATCAAGTTTGCTTATTGCGTTATTCAAAAGTGTTATGGTTTCATCTATATTCTCATTGTCAAACAAATATTTCGACATTCGTTCATCGGAACCAAATGATTCTATTAATTCCAAACCAATATTCAAACTGTTATACAATTGATATATCATCATAGGAGTTATTTTATGATTGAATACCTTTTGTAAAATCAATTCTACATCTTTGAAGCCTTTAAGCATCGTTCGCACATCAGTATATTCATATGTATTTTTGAAATATTCATTCATACTATATTCATTTTCCAACCAACAACTATTTGTAGAAGGATTCAACAGTCTATATTGAAAACGCCGTGAACCTACACTTGTAATACTATTGTTTAAGAATGACAATACACTCTTAAGCTTCCCAGAACCATTATGATCTTCAACTACATTCAATTGTTTCAGTGTCTGGTTACCCAATACTAGTCGCTCTTGCTTTCGCGAAATGATTGGTTTTTTCAAATGAGACGTAATATTTCTATTATGTTCTTCCAAATGATTGAGAAGATAACACAACGATTGAGTTGACAGATTATCATTATATTCATTACTATGTTTCATAATATCGTCACCATAATATTTTTCAAGTATAGTCTGAATATATTGTTTCTTCTTACAGTTTTCCACTTCTTTGGAATCATCGTTGTTATATTTACATACAATATGTGTGGTATCAATATATTGAAATAATTTATTGAAATCAGGTGAATCCATATTTGAAATGAATATCAATTCCTTTGGTTTATACAAGGTAAACTGATTTTCTAACTCATTCAACGTGTTTGGTGCGTATAACAATTGTTCGCAATATTCCGATAAATAACACCCACCATCCATTACATTAATAAATGCCATTCCCATTGCTATCTTCTGATTCAAATCATTTTTTCGCAATTTGTATTTATTTACCCATATACAACCAATTACGTTTGTTTGATAGTGTTGTCCGTCGTTATTTGAAGACAAATGTGTGCCTTTGGAATAAACAGCATCCAGACTTCGTGACACCGTCTTTCCTTGTTTATGTTGGACGATTACTGGAACAATATAATCGTTATCTACTAATTTGTCAATATATTTTTCTAATGAATACTCTGGAAACCCAGCCATAATAATATCATTACTGTTATTATTGCAATTCACATTCTTAACGGAATAAGACAGGTCACATAAATCACATATCTTATCTACTATGGAACCATATACTTTCTTGTTCTCGTCACGTAATCCATACATCTCAAAAAAGGAACCGACTTGCATTAAAACGATTGTATTCGATCCATATTTGTCAATAAACTCCTTTGTGTTTTCAAAATATGTATCTATTAGTTTGTCTTGCTTTACCATTATTGTTTAGGTTCTCGTTATATTCTTTGAAAAAAATATTTTATATAGTTATAGTAAATTATATAAAATTGAATCACATTGTTCCAACGACTATAAATAAAAAATCTACCATGAAACCAAGCAACGATTACGGACAATTCTATATCATCGACGAAAATACCCCAGAATATACACAACAAGTCACTATTGAACGAGACCCCATCCCCATATTGAAAAATGACTTATATTTCAATAATTCTCCGATAATAAAAGTGTGTATTGCTATATTATATGTATGTAACTATATTTACGAGTCAATCACCGTTTAAATAGTTGTGCAATAATAATTCCGCGTTATGATTTTGTATAGATCCGCACATACTATGAACGACTGAATACATTTGGCGCAACACACTTTCTGGTGTTATACATCCAACCTTTATCAACCCTCGTTTTATTAAATCGTTTTTTACTTGGAATATAGAAATATCCTTCAATTGCTGCAGTTTCAATGTTGTATTAGAACGGATTTTTTTATTTGAAATCAATACGGATATTTTTCGTTCTTTATTTTTCTTTCCTACATTGAACGTTCTTCGTATAATTTTCTTTTGCTTATGTTTTTGTTCTAATGCTTTTTTATGAGATGTATATTTTTGAAGTGCGTTCAATTCCGCATTTTGACTGCTATCACGTTTACTACCTTCTAACGTTTGTAATAAATTCTTTCGCGTAGAACCTTGCTGTGTGCTATTCAATGTTCTATATGTTGGTAAACTACCGTCTTTCAAACAACCATATTTCGGTTGTATATTGTTCTGTGGAACGTTTACATGAAATTTTACACTATCATCTTGAATAATAACATCACTTTGTTCTGGTGAAGGGTTCGGACTCGATATATCAAATAGGTTCGTATCATTATTAACATTTATAGCAGGAGTAGAATCTATATTATTTGATAATGGTTGACGTGGTTGAGATATGGATAGTGTATTATAATTATTATTTTTCAACGTATGATTCGCAGTGTGTTTTTCCTTTATATTATTCATGAACTGAAGGGTATCATCCATATTGTTATTATATATTTTTTCTGATTGCGATGTATTAGTATTTCCTGATATCATTTGTAATTGTTGACGATGTTTCTCGTCTTGATGTTTTCGTATCATTCTTAATAATGATTGCTTACGAAGTGTATGGTTTTTCGCTTTCGTTTGTGTTTTCATTTTTATTTGTTCCTTTTTCTCCTTTGGCGCCTTATTTTTTTGCGTTTTTCCGGATGTCATAAACATCAAATCCGGATGTATTGATATTTTCTTCTCAGTTGACGCCATTATTCTTTATTTAATCTACTATATTTTTAAATAAAAATACGCGAACCTAAACTTATTATACATAAATAGAATGTATGAATTTTCGTTGTTCATCTTGGTTTTCCTTGTTTTTGTTTTGTATAAAGGTTTTTAATCCTTTTGCAATATCGTGAACGTTTATTCTACGATTGACGTCTTCTGTATTGCCATATATACGACGACTATAAGCTATTTTAGAATAAGTAAATAGTACTTCCATATCACGTCCATAATTTTCAAAATAGTCGTAATTCTCTTTAAACCATCCTGATTTAATTTCATTGCATATAAACCATTTTCCGTATTCTACTGTTTTTTTGAATATTTGATATAGTTCATTATAGTCATATTTATCAATATTGAAATTCCAAATGAAACGGGATTTGAGTCCGCTATTCATTGAAAAAAAGCGTTCGTTTATTTCATTTTTATATCCTGCTATTATTACCATCATATCATTTTTATGGTCGCTAAGTGTTTCGCATATTGTATCTACACATTCTTGACTAAAATTATCAATATTATCACTATTCTTTCCAAGGGAATACACTTCGTCAATAAACAATACCCCACCAATACAACTATCCAATACCTTTTTCGTTTTGATGGCTGTTTGACCTAAATATCCGGCAACTAAATCACTACGAGTTACTTTCTTAAATACATCATTTTTCAATACGCCTATTTTAGAATACATCTTACCTATAATCTTTGCTACCTCCGTTTTTCCTGTTCCGGGTGGTCCACACAATACAGTATGTTTATAATCACCATCAGAAAATGTGTGTAATTTCTGTATAAAATATAACAATTGATCCAAAATATTCTGTTTTAATGTTTCCATTCCAATGAGATTATTAATGTCTTGCAATTCGTCTTTTACTTTAGATAATGACTTCAAATCAATATTATATTTATACATATCATCGTATTTATATTTATCCAAAATATCCAATAAGTCACTAATAGTATTAATGTTTGTCTCAATTTTGATTAATTCTTTATCATCGTCAGGAAGTTCCGGTTCCAAATTAATCTTGTGTTTTTGTTGCCATTCTCCATAGGATGTTGCTGTGCCCGATGAATGACTTTTATCTACTTCTGTTTGTATAATATCATGACAAGCAAAATTCGGAGAACTCATATTCCCCATTACATATTGGACGTTCGTATTACGTATAAGTTCAATAAACTCTTTACGCATTACCTGATTTTTTTTTGAAAAATTATCCAAATATTCAATGAAGTCATTATCACCAACATCAGACATAATATATGAATATGTTAAAATGTTTATATAGGTTCGTTTAATAAAATTGAATGAAACAGTATTTAAAAAGAAATAAGCAATATAGAATAGGTGCAATGATGTCTCTGGATGCGTCTAACATTAACAGTTATGATTCCCTCAACTTCAATGACTCAATTAAGAGTCTTATTGACAGCGAAAAAACTACTAAATTAGTAGAAAATAAAATTCATAGTGTTTTGGAACATGTTGGTAATTACATAGAAGAACCATATGATATTATTCAGTCATATTTTGGAAACAAGCATCTTGAACGTCTTGTCCGTCATCAAGTGGAGTCATATAATCACTTCATAAACGTTCAAATGCAGCAAACAATTAACATGTTTAATCCTGTTGTTATTCACTCAGAAAATGATTATGATATTACAAAAGATAAATATTCCCTAGAAATCGAACTATATTTCCAAAAATGTAATATTCTTCCCCCTCAAATTCACGAAAATAACGGCGCTACTAAGAATATGTTTCCATCCGAGGCAAAATTGCGAAACTTCACCTACTCATCTATTATGAATATCGATATCCTAATCAAATACCATATATTGGATACCGAGCAAATGGATAATAAAATCGTTGTAGAAAAACTCCTTAAAAAAATAAATATTGGCCGAATGCCGATTATGGTAAAATCATCGTGTTGTATGCTATCACAGAACAGAAATATTCCACCAACTATGAGTGGTGAATGTAAAATGGACCCGGGTGGATATTTTATCATTAAGGGTTCTGAAAAAACTGTATTGGGCCAAGAACGTGTGGCTGAAAATAAGATTTACTGCTTCAACAACAAAAACAAAACAAAATGGTTACATAGTGCAGAAATTAAATCTGTTCCTTACAATAAATGTATTTCGCCGAAACAAATTGATATGCATATTTCAAGCAAAAATAACGGATTTGGTAATGTCATTTATGTGAATATTCCACGTATGAAACAACCTATTGAATTATTTGTTATCTTCCGCGTTCTTGGTGTCATTAGTGATAAGGATATTTGTAAACACATAGTATTGGATATTGAAGACGAAAACAATAAACACATTCTTGAATTTCTCCGAGCATCCATCTTTGAATCAAGCAAATATATCGACCAAAAGAGCTCGCTTGAATATTTTACATCCAATATTTCATATACAGCACCATTCAATACCGAAAGTGATGTTGCAGATAAAAAAAGGAAAAAATTTGTAAATGATATTCTTGAAAGTGATATGCTACCCCATTGCAACAATACCCAAGAAAAAATATTCTTCTTGGGATATATGGCAAGAAAACTTATTCTGACAAGTATGGGTCTTATGCCTTTTGACGATCGCGATTCATACATCAATAAGCGTATTGAATTGTGTGGAACACTTATTAACAATCTATTCCGTAATTATTTCAATAAACTAGTAAAGGAGATGCAGAAGCAAATCTTGAAAGAGATAAATAATGGTTCTTGGCGTTCAAGTGATGATTATGAAAATATCATCAATCACACCAATATATACAAGATCATCAAGTCCACTACAATTGAAAACGGCATCAATCGTGCTTTATCCACAGGTGATTTCAGTATTAAACAAAGCAACAGCAGTAAAGTGGGCGTAGCACAAGTATTGAACCGTTTGACATATATTGCAACGGTAAGTCATTTGCGTCGCATTAACACACCATTAGAAAAGAGTGGAGAGTTGATTGAACCCCGCAAACTACATAGCACTACGTGGGGATTCTTGTGTCCGGTAGAAACTCCGGAAGGTCAATCTGTTGGTGTAGTGAAAAACATTAGTTATTTATGTCATATCACAATTCCTACAAACAATGTTGGTCTTCATAAATACGTTGAAGATTATACAAAGGGATTTGACAACTCCACATTTTCCGAGATTAGTAAATGTGTAAAGGTATTCATTAATGGTGCCTGGGTTGGTATTACGGATCAACCGATTCACTTGTATGAGTCGCTGAAAAAGAAAAAATATAGCGGGATCATCAATATCTACACATCAATTGTATTTGATTATTTAAAAAAAGAAATTCGTATTTGTAATGATGCGGGACGACTTACCCGTCCACTCTATAAAGTGAAAAACAATAAAGTGCTATTGACAAAAGACGTTGTGAATCGCATCAATAAAAAGGATTTGTGTTGGAATGACTTGATTACAAACAGCAAGCTTGACGAATCAATTATTGAATATATTGACCCCGAAGAGCAAAATCATGCGATGATTGCGATGAAGTCTAAGCAGAAAGTATTTGATAATTTCAGATACAACTACAGTCATTGTGAAATCCATCCTAGCACGATGTTTGGTATTCTCGCGTCGTGTGTGCCTTTTCCCGAGCACAATCAGGCGCCAAGAAATACATATCAGTGTGCTATGGGTAAACAGGCTATTGGTATTTATGCAACAAACTTTGATACACGAATGGATAAAACTACATATATATTGAATTATCCTAGTCGTCCTCTTGTTGAAACGCGTGTGATGGATTTCATTAATCTGGATTCAATCCCTTCCGGAACACAAATACACGTCGCTATTATGACCCACGGTGGTTATAATCAGGAAGATAGCGTATTGATTAACAAGGGTTCAATTGACCGCGGGTTATTCCTTGCGACCATCTACCATACAGAAAAAGATGAAGATAAAAATATTATTCGTGATGAAATCATACGTTGTAAACCCGACAAAACGGTAACAAAAGGAATCAAATATGGTAATTACGACAAACTGAATAATAATGGATTTATGGAAAAGGATAGTCTTGTTGAAAATAGGGACGTTATTATTTCAAAAATTGTGCCAATCAAAGAAAATCGTAATGACCCTACGAAACTCATCAAATATGAAGACCAAAGCAAGACTCATCGCACAAACGAAGAATGTTATATTGATAGAAATTATACAAACAGAAATGGTGACGGATATGATTTTGCGAAAGTAAAAATCCGGACCACACGAAAGCCCGTTCTTGGAGATAAAGTATCGAGTAGACACGGTCAAAAGGGAACAGTTGGTAATATTATTCCCGAGTGTGATATGCCATTTTCAAAAGACGGTATCAAGCCCGACATTATTATCAATCCTCACGCTATTCCGTCCAGAATGACAATCGGACAATTGAAGGAAACACTACTTGGAAAAGTGCTGCTGGAACTGGGAATGTTTGGTGATGGAACCAGTTTCAGCGAACTGGATATCAAAACCATTTGTAATGAACTACAGAAATGCGGATATGAGAGTTATGGAAATGAAGTCCTATACAACGGTATGACGGGCGAACAACTCGAAATCAATACATTCATAGGTCCGGTGTTTTATCAGCGATTGAAACATATGGTGAATGACAAACAGCACAGTCGTTCGATTGGACCGATGGTGAATCTTACACGACAACCAGCAGAAGGTAGAAGCAGAGATGGTGGTTTCAGAGTTGGTGAAATGGAACGAGACGTCCTTATAGCACACGGAATGACAAACTTCTGTAAAGACCGTTTATATGATGTTAGTGATAAATACAGCACATATGTATGTAAGTGCTGTGGTATGATTGCTTCGTATAATGATGGTGTGAAGAATAACGTATACCGAGACAACGATGTCAAGATACATTTGTGTCAGATGTGTAATAATACGAGCGATTTTGCGAAGGTGAATATGCCGTATTCATATAAACTGATGGCACAAGAACTACAGACGATTAATATCATCCCTCGTATAATCACACAATAAATAATATAGATATACAATAACTTATATTTTCTATTGTATATGAATAATTACGATATAAATGATATTCGCATACAAAAAGATTTTTCTGGTATTACATTCTCTGGATTCAAGAAAAGTGATGTAAAACGAGAACTTATCCAATCTTTATTAACAGGCAAAATAGAAAAGTCGTGCTATTGGTGTGCGGAATATATTTGTGCCGGGCATTATGGAGAATTATGGGAAATTTTTCTATTCTTCTTTGGAAAGCATATACACATTGGAAATCCCAAAATCATCATTTATTTACAGAAGAGATTTGACTTATTTAGACAACTCATCGTATCTGCTGACTATATATGCGAATTACATACACGAAATTCACCGAAAATACGTGCGTTATTTGCTGAAATTACGTGTGTATTGTGTTTCGCAAAGAAGACACATTCTATTGAGACGTTGAAAATAAAACGACACGAAGAGTTTGATATTACGAATATGCAAGACAATTTACACGCGGATAGTATTGAATACGTTGGTAAAGTATACCAAAAGAAAGATCCGAAAGAATTGATGATTCCTTTTAATGAACTTTACTACAATATTGTAAAAAAGGATTGTCGTCGATCGTCTTATTGGATTGAATGGTTATTAGAGTTTGATTTACTATGTAGAAAGAAGAAACAAAAGGCACAGTGTCAAATACGATATGATTACGATGTTGACAATAAATATCGCCAAGATATTGTGTGGATAATCTGGGATATATTCTTCGAACACGTTCATACAAATCAAGATGTATTTCTGAAGAGTGTATTAAGTGCTTTGAATGATATATTCTGTATCAAATACACCACAGCTTCGTGTAAAAAACGACGATTTCTATTGTATTTTGCGATTTCCTTACTGACCGAAGATGTGAATCGTCAATCTGAAATTATGCCAAAATCAGAAATATTATCACAAGTAATTGAGAACATCAATACTATATATTCACAAATTAAGAAAAACGAACACAGTCCAAATACTGATTACTTGTTTGCAAATGTTGATAAACAAAGTTCTATTGAAAAATCATTATTACAAATGGATATGTTAAATAGTGTTGATAGTCAACGCACAAATACATAAATCAAATTACTTAAAGATGTTTCTATATTATACAGTATAATGCAGTGGGACTGGGATACTATTACTGACGCGCCCGATTTTTGTAAATGTATGGAAGGAAAAACAATTCAAGGCAAAGTCGTTTCTGTTTATGATGGTGATACGGTAAAAGTTATTTTTCCACTGAATGATACACTGTATAAATGGAATTGTCGTCTTATTGGCGTGGATACGCCTGAACTTCGCACAAGATGTAGTATAGAAAAGCAATATGGATACAAGGTTCGCGATACTCTTCGTTCAAAAATCTTGAATAAAGTAATCAATGTTATTTGTGGTGATCTTGACAAATATGGACGTTTGTTGGTTACTCTTCAATGTGTAGGCGAAGACTGTTCGGTTAATCAATGGCTCATTGACAACGAGTACGCATTTGCATACGACGGTGGCACAAAACGTTCTTGGAGCGAACATCTGTCAAATAAGAGTGCATAAAATGTTATTCAAATGTATTTTCAATAACATTTCGGATTCTGTATTGTAATATTATATTTGTGCTTAGAATGAAGCACCGAAAGCACCACCAATCATACTATTAGCCGCCATAGGTCCACCTTGTAATGAAGAACCTAATGGAGGAACGTGTTGGCCTTGTTGTTCTTCTAATTGTTGAGAACGACTTGTGGATTGAGGAGCAGGGGGTCCTGAATAGTAATCTTCATCAATTTCGGGTTGCATCATTTGACGTTGGGGGATGTTTATTTCTTTGCGTTGTTCCATATTTTCTTTCACGGCTTGGGGTTCCCCATTCCACATTTCCAATACGCGATCATATAAGATATTAACCTTCATACCCAATTTTGTTTGGACGCTTAACATAAGTATTAAGAATGCTAAAACGACGCTGGTGATAGATACATCTTCATATTTGAATCCACTGTATGTTGGGAAATATGTAATGCCGCGGTGGATAATGACAATACCTACAAACATTATCATCACTTGAAGTGCGATTTCAACACTTAATTCCAAAGTTGATTTTTCAAAGTCTATGTCGGGTATATAGGCTTGGACTAATTTGTTTAATGCAACAACAGGAATGATTCCCATAAGAGCATATTGAGAAATATTCATAAATTCTGCGTTTCCTTCGGGGGTTCCATCAAATACATGAGATAAAAATGTTTTTGTTTCCCCTCCGTTCATTATTAAATCGGGTGTTTCCATATTATAACATTTATTTAGAAAAGAAAATAAAAATATCATAAGTATTATATTTATAATGAGTAATTTGTTTGTAGAACCACCACACGAAGAACAACAATATTTAAATCTTATTCGTGAGATTATAAACACAGGAACGTGGGAAAATACACGCAACGGAAAGACAAAAGCAATCTTTGGAGCCCATATGAAGTTTTCACTAAAAGATGGTTCAATCCCTTTATTGACTACAAAAAAAGTCGCTTGGAAAACGTGTTTTAAGGAATTGACGTGGTTCATAAAAGGCTCAACAAGCAATAAAGAGTTGAAGGAAAAGGGTGTTAAAATTTGGAACGGGAACGCGAGCAAAGAGTTTCTAGAATCACGTGGATTGAATTATGAAGAAGATGACCTAGGTCCAGTATACGGACATCAATGGAGACATTTTAATGCGGAATACAGCGATTGTAATGCGGATTATAGTGGAAAAGGTGTCGACCAATTGGCAAATATTATTAAAATGTTGAAAAATAAGGATGAACTTGGTTCACGACGTTTAGTTATTAGTGCTTGGAATCCTTGTCAAATTGATGAAATGGCTTTGCCACCTTGTCACGTATTAATGCAATTCAACGTCCATCAAGAAAAATATCTTTCCTGTTCTCTATATCAACGAAGTGGGGACGTTGGTTTAGGAGTTCCATTCAACATTGCTTCATATTCCTTCCTTACACATATAATCGCTAAACATTGCGGTTTAGAAGCATATTCTTTCGTTCATTTTATAGGTAACGCCCACATATATGACGATCATATAGAACAACTAGAAGAACAATGTAAACGGGAACCTAAGGCATTCCCTCGTCTATATTTATCCACCCAACACGATAATATTGAAGATTATTCATTAGATGATATAGTATGGATTACGCCGTATACTCACCACGAAGTTATTAAAATGGATATGCGTGTATAATTCGTTCATATGTATATTTTTATTAAACATATAAATATATACTAGTTTATAATTCATACATGTCAAGTGCTCTTGCTGCTGCTAAAAAACGCCGAGCTTTCGGTGAACCTACTAATAACATAGTAACACCACCTCCTACACCCACACAACCTCAATCAACACAAAATGACAAACCCATGACAATTAATCAAGCATTCAAAAACATGAGTGACCGTATTAATGTGTTAGAAGGTAAAGTCACCGAAAATACAGGGGTTCCCGAAGGATTAATCGAAGAATACGAACAACGATTTGAAATGATTTTAACTGAAATTGTAAATATCAAGGATACGTTGATGAAACTTCAAACATTTTCTATGGAAGTGAATAAATCCTTACACGATGAACGCATCAAGATGTTATCAGGTATTGATACACCACCTAATATTACGGAGCTTGACGATATACAGCAGATTTTTGATAATAGCACCAATATTATTACTCAATTATCTTCACAAGACGTAGTCCAAGAAGAGGGAGATCAAGATGTCGTTAATGAAAATGAAAATGATATTGAATCAACACAAGAATATGCAGAACAAAATTGAATAATCGTTTGACTTAGTTTTATATACTATAATTGATTGTATATATAATGAATTTGACTATCCAGGACGCAACAAAGCTATATACATTTACGTATATTCTCCAAAATATTAAGTCTCTTACTGACTTTGTAGAAATCCACTTCAAACCTGATGGTGTATACATGCAAACACTTGATAGTTCAAGAATCACAATTGTTGAATTCAAGTTATCTAACGAATGGTTTGATGATTATAATTTCGGCGAAAATGTATCTCTTGGTATTAATACCAACATTATATTCAAGATTTTTAGCACTTATCAAAAAGGACATTCAATGACAATTACATACGACCCAGAACATGGGGATACGTTAGATATTGCTTTCACTTGCGAAGACAAAAATATTCTCAATAAAGAATTCACAATGCCGCTTGTGGACCTGGATGAAGAACAAATGTCTATCCCGGAAAATGAAAGTACAGCACAATTCTCCATTTCATCTTTGAATTTCGGAAACATTATCAACCAACTGTTTAACTTTGGTGAGAGTATTGAAATAAACTGTAATGAAGAAAACATTGATTTCACGTCGAACGGTGACAATGGGTCTATGAAAGTTAAAATTGATATTGACGACCTCAATGAGTTTGCGATTGTTGAAGATTCGTCTTTGGAACTTAGATATTCTCTCCAATACCTCAATAAAATCGCGGTGTATAGCAAAATTTGTAAAAATGTAGAAATTCATCTTACAGAGAATTATCCCCTTCAAATTAACTATTATCTTGACGAAGAAAACAACGAAAATAATGTTCTCAAACTATTCCTCGCACCTCAATACGATGATAGTGAAAACTAATGAATGCGTAAAATAACATAAAGTAAAATAATGTTTAAACATATATCAATCCTATGCATACCCTATTTCATATAATACTCATTTTTTGCTGTATTATCCTATATTTTCATATTTTGAAACATATTGATTACATAGATACAGAGGATATTCATAATTCATTTTTCATAGAATATCAGAATAATAGAGAACTTCAACAATTGTGTGATAAAGATAAAATATTAATTTTTGACAGCCCGTGTAATATTGAGTATAATGGTATAATACATTTATCCAATAGTGATGATGACGAGGTTGTTGAAGTTCCGTATGATGCGTTTATAAAATTAATGTATTGTGATAAAGATTCGTATTATTTCAGTAATACAACACCCATATATTCCGAACATAAGGAATTATCAAAATTATTACACCTTCCATTTTCATTAAATAATCGATGTGTTCTTTTAGGCGGCCAACGTGGATATAACACACCCGATTTAGTTCACAGTTTTCATCGTAAATTTTTATTTGTATCAAAAGGTTCTATCCAAGTGCTTTTACAACCGTTGACACAAGAACATAATATCCATACAGATATTAAACAACTACACCACAGCGTTGATAATGTTGATACTTCAAAATACGAAATAATTGAATTAAACTCCGGACAAATTGTTTTTATTCCACACAATTACATTTATAAAATTATGTATTGCGAAGCTGTTAATATTGTATATGATTTAACAAGTCACTCCATTAGTAGTTTATGTGTGAATTTAAAAGACATTATCCTTCATAAAATTCAAACACGAAATGTATGTATAAAGGATGTTGATATAGATACAGAGATTGATGAAACTAGTCCATCCCAAAGTGACATAGAACCTATCAAAGATGATTTAGTAGTATTAGATAACGACAATAATAACGAAGTTTCACAAGATATTCAATAACTAAATGATATATTTTTATAAGAGTATATCATATATGGACGTTATTACACTTATTATCCTTGCAGTAGCATTACTTGTTCTAGACATTTTTTACATAAATTATGTCATTATTCCTAGTGGGTTTTCAAAAATGATTGAGAATATACAAGGTTCCCCTATTCAATTGAATATGTATGGTGCTTTATTAAGCTATTTGGCGATTATTATTGGACTCTACTATTTCATCATTTCAAAACAAAGCACAATATTAGATGCATTTATTCTTGGCCTAGTGATGTATGGTGTATACGATGCTACAAATATTGCCACCATAAAAAAATGGGATCCTTTCGTATCTGTTATTGATACTATGTGGGGTGCAACATTATTTGCTCTCACAACTATGATAGTATATTCATTCAACAAGACCCCCATAGTTTTCTATTAAAGACGTTAAGGTATGTTGAAAATCGTCAGAACAACCCAAACAGTTCTCTTGTATTTCTTTTGATTGTTCGTCAGGTTCTAAATCATAATAATTATGAAACTCTTCTTCGTCGTCAAGTGTATTGAATTTCACTACCTTCCGTTCAATATCATATGAGCCTCCATACTTCTCAATACGTTCTTGCCATAATGGCGTTTCCAATACATACTTCAACCAATTATTGGACCAATCTTTTAAACTATATGTGATTGGCTCTTCACACAATACATTAATGTTGTTCCGTATCTTGTATTTGCATACACCTTTCATCGTTTTCCAGTAAAATTGGGAATTGCGTTTAGTTGAATATAAAGCAACGAGGTTTTGTTTTTCTTCGTCTGTCAATCGGGTATACTTTGATGAATATTTACAGTTCACTTTTACATCTTTACATTTTATGTTCTTGTTGAATTTTTTTATTATTTTACAAATGGAATATTTGTATTTGATTAGATTACATACTACTTCACCCAATATTCCATGTTCCTGTTGATGTTCTTTCCAATAGTGGTAACGCTGGGTTATTTCATCTTTGATTGTCTTGCGTGTAATATATAGTGTATTGTATAAACTTATCAAGTATTCAAAAACTTCTTCTTGAAATCCAGAATAATATAACTCATAACACCAAAACAAAACTTCTTCTTCCTTTCCGTCTAAAAGGGCTAGAAATATCGAACAATTCACCTGGAAATAATTATACAAGTAGCGTGTGAGTATCATAAAATGATCGTATTATTATATGATATTTTAATAAATTTTTTACTCATCTTTATTCTCTAATCTATGAATCAATTTTTTGTAAATTGTTTTGTATGTATTTTGTAATTTGTCGTATTTCATATTGAATTTACCATCCAAATAACGTTGGTCTATATTCTCTACAATTACCCTGTCTTGTAATAGTGTATTATACATAGTATTCCTTGTGAAAGCATCCCCCATTTTATTTTTCCAAAAATTACGGTATGTTTTTACAAACAGTTTCGTTTTTCGTTCATTAATGGGTAAAGCAAATGTAACTACTGTGCTAACGAAATCCCCAAAATATACACGTGCAATAGTGGTATGTGGTAAAATAAATTCATTCTCTATCACCAAATCGTCTATTTCAAATATGCGCTTTGCCATTGACATTTCACCGGATTTGTAATAATATCTTGATTTGTAATGATACTTTCCCACTTGTTTGGGTGGTTCCTCAAATAATGGATTGGGTTGCTTCGCATTTCCAAATGTATGGACGTATGCAATATGCATAACATCCAATGAATTTTCACTCAATATTCTTGAATAACAATTGAAATCCATATGTAGGTATACCACATTCGTATTGTTATATGCCTCATCTTCTACAAAGATATTTTCAGAATAATCAATATGATTCTCTGTATTGCATTCTATAAGTGTATTATTGAGTAATAGTTCATTTTCCTTGCATTTTTCGTCGTTTTGGACGCCCATCGTATTTAGATATACCCATCCGTGTTTTTCAATAACGTTATATGTATAGACATTATGACATTTGGTATTTGTAAAACACAGTCCGGGAACCTTTGTCAAACATCCGTCTCCATTGAATTCATAGCCATGATAAGGACACACTATATTGTCATTCACAATCTTTCCTTTTGATAATGATGCTCCTTTATGCGGACATACATCGTCTAATCCGATATACTCATTGTTACTATTTTTCCATATTACATAATTTTTATTCCATATTGTCGCTTTGTATGGCTTATTGATATCGATATCATTTGTTTCAGCAATCACATACCACTGAAAATCATATTTATCTTGTGCGTCCATTTCATTTACATCCAATTTTGGATAACTTAATATGTTATCACTTGGTAATTGTTTATTGAGTTGTTCTTGTTGTCTAATATATTGCCTGTAAATATGAACGTAACAGCAAATATGATGAATTTCAAGTAGAACCACGAATGTAGTAATTATCCATTTCATAATTATAATCAAATATAAAGATATAACTTTATATAAGACAAATATGTTTATTGAAAATACTTGCTTTGATTGGGATGAAAATTTAAAAACCGTATATGACGTTCATGATAGTATATTTAAAACGTTTCATAGAATTGTATTGAAACAAGATTGGAAAGACTACTTCTTCTCTGAAAACTTTGATATCAACATTTTATTTGTAGAGTTAGATAAATGTATTAACAATTATTTGGAAGTAATAAAAAAAAAGGATTTGAATACTCAGTTAGTGATATTGAATCATTATATTAATCTGTATTATGGAAACAGGCATGTATATTATATTAAAACGCGGATTTTTGAATATAGAGAAGCTCTTATACAAATGGAAGTCCCGATAGAAAACATAAAGGAAGATGTTGAACTTAATACCGCACGTGTTGATTTAATCAAAATCATATCACGTTTTATTCCGATGTCCTCTATTTGAGTAAAACATTCCATACAATCCTGGCATTGCATTCAATCCGTTCGGCCATCTACCATTCAGTTCCCTATACATTAAACTTTTGATACCCATTCGTTGTTTCTTGATTTGTTCTCGTATACGTAATTGCCTTTTCCAACACCTTTGTATAAGTCGTAGATAATGCGTTTTGATAATACAGTCATATACTATTTGATAATTATCTGACTTATAATGATGAACTTGTATTATATCGATAACCGGTTCTGATACATATACAAGTGAATATCCAGCTAAAAACATTAATATACTATCAATATGGTATTTGAAAAACGATTTCACATTTACCACATTCAATAATACATACGGGTGTTTTATTGAATATTTGTAATTTTTACACAGTCCAAGGTGATACGATTTATCATTTCGCACATCGTCATAATACTCTTGTTCGTCATAATATATATTGTCTGCTTCAAATGCTTCTTCACTATCTAACGACCATATACTACCTTCATCGCTTTCATTTGATGAATCATTTATGCTATATTCCATAGGTATACCATTTATATAATATAATCATTTATAATATTGTATTATATTTCAATTTTACACGTATAGACTTTGATTTGTCACTACATATTTCAATATCAAACTGTCAACCTTTGATAATTTATGAGCTAATTGAATATGTTGTAGTTCAAGCGCCATCGTATACAATTCGTTACAAATCGTAGAAATCTTCAATAATGCTTTACTGAAATCTCCCAGACTAATATCCTTATCTTCTTTTATTTTCTTTACTATTAAACGACAATCTACCTCCGTTGTCGAATTTACCCATTGCTCTATATATTCATAAATGTCGTAATTTAAATTGTTTTCTTGAATACCTGTAAATACTTGATACTTGTCTTCAAGAGCACTATATTCTTCAAATAGATTATGGAACATTTTCATCACATTCTCACACTTTCCATTTGATACTGGATAATTGTTCTTGATACTGTCTTCCACTTTTACATCACAAAAAATTGACAAAATTTGTATAATATCCTTGGTGTCGTATTCATTAAAGTAGTCGAGTTTATCCATAATATAGGATGTAATCAAAGGTTGAATTTCCTTTACATAGGATGCGTGTTTACCTAATTGCGTCAGTTCATAATGGTTGTCTTCATTTTTGGATACATAATTTTTATAGACCATCAGTTCCAATACTTGTGTGCTTTGATATACAATATACTGTTTTGAACTCTCCAAAGATGTTTGGATATTTCCATATTCTACTTCCATTGTTTGATACTCGTGCACCTTTTTAATATCAGTTTCTATATTTCTATATTGGTCTTTCATTTGTTGTATTTCTCGCTCGCACTGTTTTTTCTTCTTATTTTTCAACGTTGGTAAATCATTATTTTTTTGGATATATTTTTCACATTCCACCAAAGGTGTCTTCAATAGATTGAGTTGTGATTTGTAGTTTTCCATTTTTTCGCGGTGTTTGTTTTCATTCTCTTTTAAAATCTCAATATGTGTATTGATATCTTTATAAATCATCGCATTTTCTGAAAACATATGGAAATCGTGCGTGATTCCACTACACATTAAATTCAACATCAGTCCATAATCAATCTTATACTTAGATACCAGTTTCTGAGGAACACCACTCAGCATTTCCCTATACTCGCGTTCAGTGGGAAGTGGAAATAGATTATTACAGTGAACAACATAACCGATGGTATCAATACCGCGACGACCCGCGCGTCCGGCCATTTGTGTATATTCGTGTGCCATCAAATAACGACGTTGTGAACCATCAAACTTCGTAAGACCGCTGAATATTGCGGTTTTAATCGGACAATCCAGACCAATCGCAAACGACTCTGTTGCAAATAGAACTTTAATATATTTTTTGGAAATCATCATTTCTACAATTTCGCGTAGAATTGGAAGCATCCCAGAATGATGAATACCGATACCTTTTTCCAATAGTGATACCAGTTCAATATATTCATCGGTTTTCATATATTCTTCGTGATTTGGCATCTTGCGAATGATGGCATCGCATTCCTTTTTTACTATATATGGGACCTTACTGTCGTCTTCCAACAACGGAATTGTAATCTCACGAGCACATTGTTCCACCTGTTTTCGAGAAAATACGAAACATATAGCCGGCAACATCTGTTTATTTCTAAGAAATTCCATTAATTTATTGAGTGTATGTTGACGTTTTACAAATACCTTCTTATCTTCCATAAATTTCTTATGTTTGACTATATTTTGATAACCCGCTGTATTATATGAACCTTTGTAATCTTGAAGAAGAATTAGTTTATTCATTTCATTTCTGATTTCTCGTTTTTTGTCTTCATCATTCATTCCTTTATAGAGTCCTTCGTTTGTAGTTAAGAAACCATAATGACCCAGAGGAACTACACGATGATGTGTAGAACATAAATAGACTTCTTTGGCACCATTTGTTTCGCACCATCTTGCAAATTCTTCTGGTTGGTCGATTGTCGCTGACAACATCACCATTTGAACGTGTTTGGGTAGCATCAAGATTGTTTTTTCCCAGTTTTGTCCTCTATGGGCGTCATTTATATAGTGGACTTCGTCAAATATTACACACGCTAGGTCGTTATTCAAATCCATTTGAAAATCATTTACATTTGAGGATTGACTGTCATTATTGAATAAACGATTCATTAGAATTTCCGTTGTCATGATACATACATCTGCTTCTGGGTTTGTCTTAATATCCCCAGTAAATAGACCAAATGTAATATCGGGGTATTTATTTTGGAAATCGTAGAATTTTTGGTTCGATAATGCTTTAATCGGTGAAGTATATATTACTTTTTTGCCTTGCTTTACAAAGTGTTGGATCGCAAACTCGGCGGGTAGTGTCTTTCCTGAACCCGTATGTGCTGTAATCAATATGTGATTGTTGTCTACTATTCCTTCAATTGCGTATTTTTGGAAATCACTTAGTTCATAGGGAAACATATCAAAATAGTGTTTATATGTTTCTGATTCATTTGTGTATGTAGAGTCACAGATTTTTACCATTACTTTATATGCTATTATGCTTTTATATAGGTTGGATAATACATTATTGGATACTGATAAATCACTCAATATTGGTATCAATACATTTGTTAATCATTTGCTATTTGTTTATTCTTCTTAATATAAAACTCGACCGCCAAATAGTTCAACATTTTCGTTAGATGAATATCATCTTTAGAATAATCTCCACCCATAGTTTCCGTGGCTACTTTCAAATACCATTTGAAATTAGGCGAATCCATATCTTCAAATTTATATTTTTTCCCGTCCTCCCAGTCTTCCAAACGATAATAACTTTTATTATCTATTGTGGATATTAAACGGCGCATTTGTAATTTTTCCTTGTCCTTTTCCCACGTACCATCTTCTTTTTTGAAATACATAATTTGCCGTTTTACGTCGGTGCAGTGAATAGGGCGTTCGTGGACCTCCAAACTTCCCAACGATTTGTCGATGATATTCATCATCCCATTTAGGTATCCGTGGTTTCCGAAATAAAATAAATCTTCTTCTTCAATCTTAATCTGTTTTAAGAATGTTTGGAAATCAATCGCATCTTTACATTGGTTATTAAGAAAGAAGTTAAGATTGAACTTGTTTGTCGTGTTATGATTGGTTACAAGAGACATATTTGATATCTGCTCGGTGAGGTTTTCTATTTGCTGTTGATGTTCTCTTTTTGTATTTTCATCACGTTGTCTCTGTTCTTCCAGTATTTCACATTGCTTTTGTAACAGCATTTGAATATTCTCGTTTGTAGTGGTGTCAGAAGTTTGATTACAAGACTTACGATGTCGGCTATATGACGACCTATGTGTATATGCCTTTCCACATACGCACTCAAAATTTAACGGCGAGTTTTTGTTAGCATTTGTTAGCATTTTGTGTTTTGCAGTCATTTTGTGCTTGGTAAAATCACTCATTTTAAAGCATCTATAATGGCATTTCTCACAGTAAAATTTCTGTGGCGAGTTTTGGCGAGTTTTTGTTAGCATCTTTTCCTAAAATATACAGACATTTTAAAAATGTCCGAAAATTTTTTTTCCTGCGCCTCCCAAAAAAATATTCCCTCTCTTCACTGCAATGCTTACCATAAACCCATTTTTGAGAACTACAAAAAAAAACTATTTTGCAAATTTCACTTTTGGACATTTTTAAAAATGTCCACTTTTGAAAATTTCGTTCCACTTTTTTTTCGAAGAAAAAATCCGAAAAACGTAAAATTT